TACCGTTCAGGCTTTATTTGTAAAAGTGAATACCGCAGTTACCAATGGTACTTGTGATATTCGTGTTTATGGCGATACTGTGAGCTTCTAATTATGTCAACCTTATTTGTGACGAACACATGGGAAAAACCCATACACTTTGATTATGCTTTTAAACCGTACGCTTTTCCTATCGGGGAGACGGTGGAGGTGGAGGTAGAAGTGGCTCGTCACTTATTTGGTTACATGGAGATGGATAAAGAACCATTCCTTGCTCGTTTAGGTTTAATTAGAACTAAAGCGGAAGTACCGGAAGGTTTGGCTATTTTGTCCAAAATCTTAATTTCGGAGCAAGCTCCAAAAAAGAATCACTCGTTATCCCCGGTGGTGGAAAGAGTACCCTTGCCCTCCCAAAAGAAGGCAGGGGGAAAAGTCCTTAGCCAAGCAGCTTAATATGGAAAATCAATGTCACAAACTCTGCAAGGCTACATCACGCAAGTCAGAAGACTCTTGCATGATGCTAATGGAAACTTTTACTCCGACCAGCAATTAACAGATTACATTAATGCTGGCAGGGAGCGCGTAGTCCGGGATACCGGATGCTTACGCACGATTCAAATTACGACTGTACCTACTACGCCTGTAGTGGGAGGTGCAACACCCTATTTCTGGACTGGTGGCGGCACAGCTAACACCGGCGATTATGTTGTCTATAACATCTTTATTTACAAGGTAGTAAACGGCGGCGTCTTTAGCGATACTGCCCCTAACTATCCATCTGGTCCTAATCCATATCCGCCAAGCACCACATTCCTTAATGGAACAGTTACTTTGCAATATGCGGGACCATCTGAAATTATTAATTTTTCATGTTTGCCGCAAGGAACTCAAACCCTTGATGTGTTAAACATTAACTTGTATTGGGGCAATACGCGTATTCCAATGCGTTATTTGTCATGGACAGACTTCAACGCACAATTGCGTTTTTGGCAAAATTATATTGGACGCCCTATTGCGTTTAGCGTATTCGGGCAATCACAGATTTACATTTCTCCGGTACCAGACCAAGTTTATACCGTTGAAATTGATACTGTAATTTTGCCGACACCAATGGTAAATCTTGCAGACACAGATACCATCAATGACCCGTACTACAATCCGGTTCAGTTCTACGCTGCTTATCAAGCGAAGTATTTTGAGCAATCCTTTGGAGAAGCTGAAATATTTAAGCAACAATATGACAAGCAAGTTATGGCGGTACAGACCTCGGTTTACACCAGAAGGATGCTCAACCCTTATAGCACTCCATACTAATTATGGCAGCCGCAGAGCAAAAAAAATCGTATGCTATTGTCAAACAATTTAAAGGTCTTGACACTAAAGCTAACCGTACTGCCATTGAAGACACCGAGTTTTCTTGGCTTGAAAATGCTATGCCAATTGGTTATGGCAACCTCAAAATTATTCCTAATTACACCGATTTAGGGATTACTTTTAGCCATACAGTTTTGTATTTTTTTTCTGCCAACATTGGATTGGTGGATTATTTAGTGGCTTTTGAGTCCGATGGAAGCGCTGAATATGTCCGACTAGATAATTTAACTAAAGGCACAATTGCTGCTGCTGGCACTTTTAGCACCGACAATATCAATGTTTCCCAATGGAAAAATGAATATTTATTGATTTGTGACCCCGTAAAAGGGTATTTCACATGGGATGGCACCAGCGTTATTAATGTTGGTTCTGTTGGAATCATAGGTTTAACCAATCAAGGAAGTGGCTATACTTCCGCGCCCACCGTACAAATTTCAGCACCAAACCAAGCTAATGGAGTTCAGGCTACTGGCGTTTGCTCAATTAGTTCTGGCTCAGGTTCCGTTTTATCTATTGGCATGACCAATATTGGAACAGGCTATACCTCTATTCCTCAGGTTACTATTGGCGCTCCAAACCTTTCAAATGGTGTGCAAGCTATTGCTGGTGCCACAATACAATCTGGAGGCGTTGTAGCCATCTCTGTGACCACGCCCGGCTCTGGATATACCTCAGCCCCAAGTGTGACGATTACAGGTGGTGGAGGCGCTAATGCAGCCGCTAATGCCGTTGTAGATACAGGCATCGTAACCAGCATCAGCTTGATGGAAGCTGGCTCTGGATATACCTCAGCCCCTACTGTTACCCTTGTAGGCGGAGGCGGTTCTGGAGCAACTGCGGTAGCTGGCTTGACTACTTTTGCTCAAGGTACCGTTGGCATCACCGTTACTAATGGCGGTTCAAACTACATCAATGCTGCAAACACCGTAGTCACGATTACTGGCGGAGGCGGCACTAACGCGGCAGGAACGGCTATTTTGGCTGGCGGTCAAGTTACCGAAGTCATTATGACTAACCCCGGAACTGGATACACCAACGCAGCAAATATCACCGTCACCATTACCGGAGGCGGAGGAAGCAATGCAACGGCAGTAGCCAATGTCACAACTGACAAGAATGTGGGTATAGCTAGCTTTTCTGGGCGCGTATGGATTGCTCAAGGTCGTACCGTTTATTACAGCGCTGCTGGCTCATCTAGTGACTTTACAAGCGTTTCTGCTGGCGCAGTAACCATTTCAGATTCAACTTTGCATGGCAATATCCAGCAATTGCTATCTGCTAACAACTTTCTATACATTTTTGGCGATGACTCAATCAATGTGTTTTCGGATGTTAGGGTTACTAATACTGGTACTACTCTGTTTACTAATACCAATGTCAGCGCTTCTGTGGGTTCCAAGCTGGCTTATGCCCTATTTCCATATTTCCGTTCGGTACTTTTTATGAACAACTATGGGGTGTATGCGCTAGTCGGCTCTACAACCTCAAAGATTTCAGATGCTTTAGATGGGGTTTTCCCTAATATTGACTTTGTTACTGAGGAAACTACGGCTGGACAAGTCTTACTCAATAACATTTTGTGCGCTGCATTTAACTTTAAATACACCGGAACTCAGGGAACATCAAGCTCTGCTCGCTATATGCAAGCAATATTTTTTGAGAAAAAATGGTTCTTTACCAGTCAAGGTAATGACCTCAAATACATTACTTCAGCGCCCGTAAGCGGCAAAGTAAATTTGTATGGCACTAACGGTACTAATTGCGTCCAGCTTTATGCCGATGCAAGTGCTAATATTTCAAGTTATGTGCAAACTGCCCTGCAACCTATGGGTGATAACATCCGTACAAAACAAGCATTAAAAGTAGGTATTGAAGCAACTACAACAACTCCTGCTGAATTGTCCGTGACTGTGGATTCCGAGTCCGGTTCTAGTCCAGCGTATTTGTTGGGAAATTTTGTAACTTGGTACAACAACTTGGGCGTCACAATTATTTGGATAAATAATAGTTCTACAACTATTGGCTGGTTCGGCGGACAGGGATATACTCTCTATAAAACCGATGCTCAACAGTATGGCAAGTATTTGGGGATGACTGTGACATCAACTTATCCGAACTTTGTTTTAAATGGATTTGAATACGAACACGAATTGAGAGTGAGGTTTTAAATGACTATTCCGTACACCTTTGCCGGTGCCACAACCGCTATTCCTTTAGCGCAATTAGATGCTAACTTTGCGTCTCCCATTACTTTAGGTAATGTGGCAATGACGCTTTCCAATACTTACACCAGTATTGGTAATTTGACATTAACCAATGTGACCATTGCAAGCGGAACAACCAATGTTAGCGCAAATTCTATTGTTAACGGCACATCTAATGTAGTGATAGCTTCTTCTGGAGGAGCTGTCAATATTTCTACTAATGGCACTCAAGCTATTACTGTAGATACTTCACAAAATGTAGGTATTGGTGTTGCTACTCCAAATGGAAGGCTTGATGTAATTGGTTCTGATGCAACTGCATATACATCAACAGGAGCTTCAAGAACGCCTGCTGGATATATTGCAAGAATTAATAATTCCAACGGTACGGCAGGTAATTTATGTTCTTTAGACTTTGCTGTTCAAGGCACAACGCCATCAGGAGGACAACACGCATATATTGGTGCAGTTGCTGGCGTTTCATATACTCCAGCTATTGTGTTTGGTCAATCAACAGGTGCTGCTTCTTATGCAGAAGCAATGCGTATTAACGCAACTGCACCAGTTTTATGTTTAGCTGGTGGTAACACTTCAGCAACAGGCACAGGCATTGCCTTCCCAGCAACCCAATCCGCTTCATCTGATGCAAATACACTAGATGACTATGAAGAAGGTACTTGGACACCATCTTTAACTGGTTTTACAACTGTAGGCGCTAATACTGCTGCTACTGGGACTTATACAAAAATAGGAAGAGTGGTTTATTTACAAGCTACTATTACCTATGCAACAAGTATGGCTGGAGTAGGTGGAACAAGTTATATAACAGGGCTTCCATTTACTCCAGGTGCTGGTACAGGGAATGGTGGATTTGCAAATGATTCTAATGGAATCCCTATAAATGTAATTTCTGCGTATCCTGGAGGAGTAAGAATATACTTTCCTACTTTTGGTGCAGTTCCAGGAATTGATTTAGGCATAACTTATGCAGTTTAATTAACTAAGCCAGATTAGCTTAGTCAGACACTTAATAAAAAGGAAATATCATGGCATTAACTAAAGAAACAGTAGTAGACCAAATCACAGTAGTAGAAAACGGCACAGTCTTGTATCGTGAAGCTACACGCATTATGGAAGACGGCAACCAAATTAGCCAAACTTACCATCGCACTTCACTTGCACC